CGACCTCGACGCGAATGTCGCTATCTGCGGCAACTCGTGGGGCCCTGACTGGGGCATGAAGCTCAAGCTGTCCGATGGCATCGAGCGTGGTGGCTTTTTCACCATCCCGCTCGCCTTCCTCGCCAGCCGCAAGCTGTGCGACGACTTCGTCGTGTTGGTGAAGTGACATGGCACCGCACCAGCAACGCGTCGTCGACGAGCAGAAGGAACTCGCAGGCCGCATTGAGCGCCTGACGTCGTTCACCACCGGCCCGGTGTTCGCGGGATTGCCGGAAGCCGAGCGCTCGCGCCTTTCCCGCCAGCTCTATCACATGGAGCAGTACGACCGCGCACTGCTGGAGCGAATCGGCGCATTCACCCCGAGCGTGTAGATGGCCACAGCGAAGAAGGCGAACGCAGGTAAGAGCGCGAAGAAACTGACGAAACGCGCCATGCCTGCTCGCAAGTCGTCACAAAAGCGCGCCGCTCCAGTGAAGGCCGCAGCCGCGAAAGTGGCGAAAACCGCCGAGGAAGTGCCGAAGCTCAAGCCGCTGTCGCCGCAACACGCGCTTTTCGTGTCCGAGTTCCTGAAAGACCGCAGCGCGACGAAAGCCGCGATTCGAGCCGGTTACAGCGAGAAGACGGCCGGGCAGATCGGCTACCAGCTTCTTCAAAATCCTTCAATCCGGGCGGCGATCGACGAGGGCCTCGACAAGCTGCTGACCGACAACGGCCTGACTGCCGCTCGCGTGCTGAAGGAAATGGCGCGCCTGGCGTTCTTCGACCCGGCCAAGCTGTACGACAAGGACGGCAAGCTGCTGCCCATCACGCAAGTCGACGAGGACACACGCGCGGCGATCGCGGCCATCGAAATCGAGGGCACGCGCACCAGCAAGGCTGGCGAGACGGCAAAGGTCAAGCTCACCGACAAGGGCGCTGCGCTGCGCATGGCGGCCCAGCACTTCGGCCTGCTCAAGGAGCACGTGGAGCTCACCGGCAAGGATGGCGGCCCGATCGAGACGCGTGAGCTGTCCGATCCTGAGCGCGCCGTCAGGCTGGCCAAGATCCTGGCCGCAGCACGCGCGAGGGTGAAGAAGTGACCGTCGCCGAAGAGATCCTCGAGGTGCTGCCGTTCCTCACGACCGAGGAAAAGCGCGAGCTCGACGAACTGCTGCTGTCCGGCACGCCGGTGTGGGTTCCGCAGGAAGGCCCGCAAACGACTGCGCTCCTGTCCGAAGCCGACATCGTGTTCTACGGCGGGCAAGCCGGCGGCGGAAAGACCGACCTGTTGATTGGCGCTGCGCTCACGCAACACAAGCGAAGCCAGATCTTCCGGCGCGAAGGCACGCAGCTTGTCGGCATCGAAGAACGCATGCTCGACGAGATTCTCGGCAGCCGCGCCGGCTACAACGGGCAGGAAGGCATCCTGCGCTGGCAAGGCAAGGTCATCGAGCTTTGCGCGGTCAAGGACGAGAACAGCAAGAAGAAGTACCAGGGCCGCCCGGCCGACCTGAAGGCGTTCGACGAAATCACGCACTTCAGCGAGAGCCAGTTCCGCTTCCTGATCGGCTGGCTGCGCACGAACGACCCGTCGCAGCGCTGCCGCGTGATCTGCGCGGGCAACCCGCCGACCGACGCCGATGGCGAATGGGTGATCCGCTTTTTCGCGCCGTGGCTGGATCCCACGCACCCCAATCCGGCGAAGTCGGGCGAGCTGCGCTGGTACATCGTCGACGCCGACGGCCACGATGTCGAAGTGCCCGGGCCCGAGCCCGTGATGGTCAAGGGCAAGCCGGTCAAGCCCAAGAGCCGCACGTTCATCCGCTCGACGCTCGAAGACAACCTGTTCTATTCGATCGGCGACTACCGCGCCGTGCTGCAAAGCCTGCCCGAGCCGCTTCGCAGCCAGATGGCCGAGGGCAACTTCAACGCCGGCCGCACTGACCACGTCTGGCAAGTGATCCCCACGGAGTGGATCAAGGCCGCGATGGCGCGCTGGGTCGATCGCGAAGCGCAAGGTCTACCCAAAGGGCCGATGACTGCGCTGGGCGTCGATCCGTCGCGCGGCGGTATCGACAAGACCGCAGCGGCCCGCCGGCACGGCGCATGGTTCGACAAGGTGCTGTCGGTGCCTGGCGCGATGACCAAGGACGGCCCGACGGCCGCGGGCTTCGTTGTTCCGCTGCTGCGCAACAAGGCGCCGATCGTCGTGGACTCGATCGGTGTGGGCGGCTCGGTGCTCGACCACCTCAAGGGCTTGAACCTGCGTGTGGTCGCGATGGTGGCCAGCGAAGCGAGCACAGGGCGCGACGAAACCGGCAACCTGCGCTTCAAGAACCGGCGCTCCGAAGTCGCATGGCGCATGCGCGAAGCGCTGGACCCGACGGCAGAGGAGCCGCTTGCGCTGCCGCCCGATCAGGAGCTGCTCGGCGACCTGTGCGCCATGCGCTTCAAGATCGTCCCGATGGGCAAGGAAGCCGGGATCCTCGTGCGCGACAAGGACGAGATCCGCGAAGTGCTCGGGCGCTCGCCGGACAAGGGAGACGCTGTGCTGATGACGTTCATGGACGGCTTGCCGCTCGCGGCGGCAGGCGACGACGCCGTGGCGTGGCGCAAGAAACGGGGGCTTGAAGAATGACGATCACCAACGCCATCAAGCCGCTGAAGCCGCCGGTGGACGGTGTCGCGCCCGATCGCGACCACGCCAAGGGCGGTTTCTCGCTGTTCGCGCTCGAGCAGCTCGTGCGCGACTGCGATGGCCAGCCTGACTGGCGCCCGCGCGCGGACCTCGCGCACTGCTACTACGACTTCAAGCAGCTGTCACCGGAAAAGCAGCACCGCATCCGCATGGAAATGGGGATCGACCCGCGGCAGACGAACCTCATTCATGGCGTGATCAACGGCGTGCTCGGCCAGGAAGCGGCGCGTCGCACCGACGTGAAGGTCGAGGCCGACGACGACACGCTTGCCGACCTGTGCGACGTGTTCTCCAAGTGCATGAAGGAGGCGCGGCGCGAGAGCTACGCAGACATGGCCATCAGCGATGCGTACGCCGGGCAGGTCAAGGGCGGTATCGGCTGGGTCGAGGTGAGCCGCTGCAGCGACCCGCTCGACTATCCGTATCGCATCACCGACATCCACCGAAACGAAATCTGGTACGACTGGCGTGCCAAGGACAAGTCCCTGCGCGATGCGCGCTGGCTCGCGCGCAAGCGCTGGATGGACCTCGATGAGGCGGTGGCGATGCTGCCGCAGTTCAAGGAAATCCTGATGTCCGCCGTCAACGGCTGGAACGTCATGGCCATCCCCGACGACGTCGACCACGTGCTCTATCGCAGCTGGAACAACGAGCGCACCACAAGGATCTCGCGCGACGAATGGCTCGACTCGACGCGCCGGCGCATCAAGTTCTTCGAAATCTGGTACCGCGTGCCCGCCGAAGTGGTGGTGATGCAGATCAGCCCCACGCGGCGCATCGTGTTCGACCCGAACAACCCACTGCATCAAGCGGCCGTGACCAAGGGCCGCGTGCAACTGTTCAAGTCCGTGACGCGGCAGATCCGCATGGCGCTGTTCGCCGGGCCGCACCGCCTGCTCGACGTCGGCACGAAAAAGCGCAATTTCCCCTACATCCCGTTCTTCGCCTTCCGCGACGACGAAGACCGCAGCCCCTACGGCCTGATCGAAGGGATGATCAGCCCGCAGGACGAGTACAACGAGCGCCGCCAGATGATCCACTGGATGCTCAAGGCGCGGCAGATTCAGGTCGAGTCGGATGCGCTCGACACGAGATACAACACGCTGGCGGATCTCGCTGACGAGGCCTCGCGCCCCGACTTCATGGCGGTCCTCGACCCGAACCGCAAGAACGAGAACGCGCTGAAGATCGGCAATGACCTCAGTCTCCAGAAGGAGCAGGTCGATGTCATGCAGGACGCCAAACAGTTGATCCAGGAGGTGCCGCGCATCTACTCGACGCAGCTGGGCAACGCGCCTGCCGGTGTGACCTCGGGCATCGCCATCAACTCGCTGACCGAGCAGGGCATGGTCGCGATGGCCGAATTGAACGACAACTACACGCTCGCCCGTCGTCTCGTACACGAGCAACTGCTCGACATGATCATGGAGGACCACCTCGCGGTGAACCTGCCGGTGACGCTGGGCCAAGGCATGAGCAAACGCGTCGTGGTGCTCAACACGTTCGATCCGCAGACGAACATGCCGGTCAACCAGGTCAAGGACGCCAACGTCAAGGTCGGCCTTGCCGATGTCCCGAACACGCCGGCCTACCGGATGCAGGAGCAGCAGCAACTCGGAACTATCATCCAGGCGCTGTCGAACAACCCGCAAGCCATCGCGGTGCTCACGCCGGCGTACATCGAAGGATCGAGCCTCGCCAACCGCGGAGAACTCGCCGACGACCTGCGGCGCATCGCCGGGCTTCCCACTTCGGGCGATCGCCAAGGGCAGCAGCAACTCGCGCAGCAGCGCGCGGCCCAGTCCGCGCAGCAGCAGGCCGCACAGCAGCAGGCCCAACAGGTCGCACTCGAAAAGGCTCAGGCCGACACGACGAAGACGCAGGCCGACGCCGAGCGGCAGGCAGCACTCGCGCGCAAGGATCACGCGCAGGCCGACTTGCTCACGGTGCAAGCGCACAAGGAAATGACCGCGCCGCCGCCCGCATGGGGCAAGGAGACGGTCGACGAGGAACGAGTCATCAAGGACGCGCTCGCTCGCGCGGCCGCAACCTGAAAGGAAGACCACCATGAAGACCGCAGCCGCAATTCCCGCCGCGATGGACGACTACCAGGCGCAGGACGACATGCGCACGCTCACGCGTGCCGAGGAAATCAAGGCCGATGCCAAGCGCCACCAGAAGGCGTTGTCACACGGGCAGCAGCAGATGGCCGCGCTGAAGAACGTCGTGCAGCCCGACGCCGACGACAAGGCTGGCGTGAAAGAGAAGGGCGAAGGCACGAAGGCCGAAGAGGCCCAGGACGCAAAGCTGCCCAAGCGCGGCCAGCGCACGGCCACGAATGCCGCGACGAAAGCGATGGGCGCGGCCAAGCGCCCGATGAAGATCAATCGCGCGACGGTGATCTGACGTGGCCAAGCTGACGACGCAGCAACGCAAGGACATGGGCGCGGACGAATTCGCCCTGCCCGGCAAGCGCTTCCCGCTCAACGACAAGGGGCACGACGAGAAGGCGCTGCAGCTGGCCCCGCGATCCGAGAAGGCCGGCAACATCAGCAAGGCGCAGGAGCAGCACGTCGAAGCCGAGGCGCGCTCCAAGCTCAAGGCCATGGGCCCGGCCAAGCGTGGCAACCGCCCGAACAAGGCGACGGTGATTTGATGACCGACGACACGTTCCCGGTGAACCTGCTACTTGCGAATCTGCGCATTCGCGAGCTCGAGCAATGGATGGCCGAGTACGTCGCCCGTGGTTGGGACATTCCGCACACGTTCGTGCGTGACTGGCTCATGGCCAAGTTCGGCCAGAGCTGCTGATTCAATCGCCCCGGCGAGTCGCCGACGACGGGGTGTAGCAAGGCGAAGCTCCCGCTGCGGGTTTCATCGCGCCTGCGGCAGTGGTATTCGATGCGATGCGACAGCAGCAAGCCCCGCGCTTTACGGCCCGGGGCTTTTTGTTTGTCTCGGAGCCATCCGGTAACTGGCAGAGGAACTATGGAACCCGACCAAAAAGGAACCACGACAGAACTCGACCTGGCAGACCTCAGCGACGCAGAGCTCGAACGCCTCCAGCAGGAGGAAGACGGCGAACTGCAAGCTGACGAAACCACCACGGACGCCACGCAAGGCGCCGACGGTACCGATGCAGCCGCAGCCGCGGCGGCGAAGGATACCGACACGGCCGCCGACAAGGGCAAGCCCGAAGGTGAGCAAGCCAAGACCGAAACGGCCGCAGCGACCAGCGCAGGCGCCGAGACGGGAAAGGCAGGCAAGCCCGAAGGTGTTCAGTCCAAGGACGGTTCGCGCGTTCTTCCGTATGCGGCATTGCAGGCCGAGCGCAGAGCCGCTCGCGCAGCATCCGCACGGGCCGAACGCGCCGAGAAGGAGCTGGCCACCGCCAAGCAGCAGATCGAAGACCTGAAATCGGGCAAGGCCCCCATCGCTGACCTCACCGAAGAGGAAGTACAGCAGATGGAGGCGGACTTCCCGGCTCAGGGCAAGAAGCTGCGCGCTCTGTGGGAGAAGGCGCAAGCCGCACCCACGGGCACGACGGACAAGGGCAGCGACACGCCAGACGACGATGACCCCGCACTGCGCACGCAGGAACTGATCGACCAGGTGCCGATGCTGCTCGAGTGGCAGCACAACGACCCGGAGAAGTTCCAGCGCGCCATCGCGGTCGACGCGGTTTACACCAAGTCGCCCAAGTGGGTCGGAAAGGATCCGCTCGATCGCTTCGAGGCCGTCGCGCGCTTTGTCGCCGACGAGTACGGCATCGAGTACGAGCCGGGAAAGACCAAGACCTCTGACACCGCAGCAGCGACAACGCAGCCGGCCAAATCGCCCGCCGCGTCCGCTGCTCCCGCCGCCGCGCTGAAAGAGCCCGAGCGCCGACAGCCTGAAACGCTCTCCGACTTCAAGACGGGGGGCTCGACGCCTGACCACGGATCGATCGACATCCGCGGGAGTAATCCCCGCGCGCTGCTCGACAAGTTCATGGGCATGAGCGACCAGGACATCGACGCGCAGCTCGCTCGGCTCGGCTGAACCGAAACCGCATCGCGCGCGAAAGCGCGTAGGAGTTCTCCATGCAAACCTCCGTTCCGTCGGGCAGCAACCTCGCCCTGACGCAATACAGCGTTGCCGTGACCGCGCAAATCATCCGCGCCCCGGGCAACGTCAACTCCCTCACGGGCCCCGCGCCCAAGCAGGCCAGCGCTGAAGCGAACCTGAAGCTCCAGACGGATCCCGGCATGCCGTTCGTGCGCGTCACGGACCTGTCGACCGATCCCAAGGGCGACACGGTGACCGTCGATGCGTTCGACGTGACCGGCGGCAAGCCGATCATGGGCGACCGCAACGCCGAAGGCCGTGGCGCGAAGCTGAGCTCGTCCACGTTCTCGGCCAAGATCGACCTCGCAACGTTCAACGTGGACGCCGGCGGCAAGATGAGCCGCCAGCGCACGCGCTACGACCTGCGTTCGATCGCCAAGGCGCAGATCGCTGCGTACTTCCCGCGCTTCGTGTGGCAGCGCTGCCTCGTGCACCTCGCGGGCGCACGCGGCGCGCAGGCTGGCCAAGCGTGGGACGTGCCGCTTTCGACCGATGCGGACTTCACCGACATCATGGTCAACCCCGTGCTCGCGCCGACGTACAACCGCCACTGGGTGGTGAACGCCGGCTCGCTCACGCAAGGCGGCCTGCAGCTGGGCTCGCTGGCAACGACCGACGTGTGGAAGCTGTCGGTCCTCGACGACCTCGCGTTCATGCTGGACTCGATGGAAACGAAGCTCGCGCCGCCGAAGTTCACCGGCGACCAGCAAGCCAGCGACTCGCCCCTGAAGGGCGTGCTGCTGCTGCCCCCGGGCTCGTACAACGCGCTGATCACCGACATCAGCTCGTCGACGTCGAACCTGCGTGCCTACCAGGCCGCGGCGCTCGAGCGCGCGAAGTTCGCCGGCAATCACCCGATCTTCATGGGTGAGGCTGGCATGTGGCGCAACATCCTCGTGAAGAAAATCGATTACTCGATCTTCTTCAACGGCGGCGACTCCTACCAGTACGTCACGTTGGCCAACAAGCTGACGGCGACGGAATCGGCAGGCACGGTCGCGGCGCTGGATGCGACCCACATCGCCGAGCGCGGGATCCTGCTGGGTGCCCAGGCGCTGGCACGTTGCGAAGGTGCATCGAACAGCGGCGTGCAAGCGGCGCTGATCGAGAACACCTACAACGCCGGCCGCAACTACGAGTACCTCGGCGAGTTCATGGGCGGTGAGACGAAGTTCCGTTTCAAGTTCAAGAACACGAACGGCGACCAGGAGCCCACCGACAACGGCGTGATCGTCATCGACGCGGCCGCTACCAAGCGCGTCCTGTGATGAACGGGGGCGGCCTCGCGCCGCCCCGACCTGACAGCCTTTCGGCTGCCTCAGAACCTCCCTTCAACTTCTGGAGCAATCCATGAAAAAGTCTCTGCTCGCCTTGGCCGCTCTGGCCGCGATGGGCGAATCCTCTGCGGCCGGCTGGTCGCGCAAGGGCGCGGACGAGCCGCGTGGTCACCAGCTGCGCGCGCTCGACGCGGGCGGCCTGATGGCCAACGTCGACTCGAGCACGCTCAACGACAACAACTTCATGCAGGCGTTCGGCAATGCCGTCGTGGCCAGCGGCAAGCTCTCTCTTGCTGCGAACCCGACGGCCGCCGATGTGCTGCGCATCATGCGCATCCCTGCCGGCACGAAGGTCGAGGCGCTGATCGTCGCGGCCGATGACTGCGATTCGAACGGCACCCCGACGTTCGTCGTCAGCATCGGCTACGCGCCGGTGAACAGCAACGACGGTCCCACGGCCAGCGCTGCGTACTTCGCGGCCGCCGGCCAGACGTTCCTCGAGACGGGTACCAGCGGGCTTGTGTATCGCAAGTTCGACGCGATCACGTTCGAAAAGGACGTGTACCTGACGATGACCGTCGGCACCGCTGCTGCCACGTTCGCGGCGGGCGCGATCTACGCCACCGCGATCGGCAGCGCCCGCGGCGTCAAGTAAGCAGTCCGCCGCAGCGCGGATCGCTGCATCCCGAAGGGGCCGGTTCTTCTGCAAGGGCTGGCCCTTTCTTTTCGGAGACATCCATGGTGAAGATCAAGTACGTCGGCCTGAAAACCGACGGCGAGCGCGCCTTCAAGGAACTCACCGGCATCGAGTGGTTCCCCGGCGACGTCAAGGAAGTCAGTGACGAGCACGCGAAGGTGATGCTGCGCCACGGCGACGTGTTCGCCCAGGCTGGCGGCGAGAGCGTCAAGCCCTCGAAGGCCGAGCCGAAGCTGCAGCGCATTGCTGCTGACGACATGACGGCCGACGATGAAGCCATCGACCGCGAAGAGGCCGCTCGCAAGGCCAAGCAGGACGCGCAGAAGCAGGCGAAGGTCGAAGGCGAAGGCGAAGGCAAGCCCGCTCAGGAAGCGGCGCCGCCTGCACCTGCCAAGAAGGCCTCCAAGCCAGCGGCCAAGAGCGCAGCCAAGAAGGCGAAGAAGTAAGCCATGGCACGCACGGTGCAAGAGGCCATCACGCGAGCGCGCAAGGCGATCGCCGACCCGAGCGGTAAGCGGGCCGACGACACGACTTGCTGCGGCTACGCCGTGGAGGCCGTGAACCTGATCAAGGGCGCGCGGCCTGACCTCTTCATCGGCGTGTTCGCGGTGTCCTACGACACGCTGGCGACAACCGACCCGCTGCCCGTACCCGACCAGTTCTTCCTCACCGTCGCCACGCTGATCGGCACGATGATCGAACTACAGGACGAAGAGACGTCGGATCACGCGCGCGGGACGCTGTTGTCGCAAATCGCGATGGGAGCGCTCAAGTGAAGCCGCTGTCCTACTTCTACGACTTCGTGATGCCTGAGCTGCCGGGCGTGACGACCGCGCTGGTCGACCTGCACCTGGTGCACGTGGCGCGCGACTTCTGCACGCGATCGCGGGCATGGCGAGACGACTTCACCCCGATCGACGTGCTGGCGGGCGTGGCCACCTACGACCTGTCGCCTTCGCAGGGCAGCTCCGAGACTGTGACGATCAACAAGCTCACGCTCAATGGCGACTTGCTGTTCGATGACCAGTGGGAGCGCAACCGGCACTGCGTCACTCCCACGCCGGATCTGCCGAAGTACACGCAGCGCACGCCGTTCTCGCTTGGCGATGACTCCAAGACGATCACGCTGATCGATGACGAGGTGCCCGACGCCGATGCGACCGCAGCGCTCCTTCTGACCGGCTCGATCCGGCCGGCGGTGACTGCGAAGAACCTGCCCGACCTGCTCACGACCACGTGGCTCGAGGCGATGCGCACCGGCTTGTTGTTCCGCCTGATGGTGATGCCAACCAAGCCGTGGACCCAGCTGGCCCAGGCGGGCATGTACCGCTCGGATTACGAGCGCCTCATCGGCGCTGCGGCGGCTTTCGCCCAGCGCGGCAACGTCAACCAGCGGCTGCGTTCGCGGCCTTACTAAGTTTTTTCAGGAGAGCACTGCCATGGCAAACATGAGCGATTACGTAGAGAACCTGCTCGTCGACGGCATGCTGCGCGGCGGCTGCCTCACCTCGGCCGG